GCCAAGCCGTGATCCACCAACAGCGTTTGAGCGTATAGCCTGATCCGCAGCTTGATTGAGGGCCTGTTGGCGCTGTACGTCGATTGCCTGCAAACCTGAACCAATTACGTTTTGGGTGTAAGGGTTCATGTAGGCAGAAAGATTTGTTCCTGCCAAAGTCGCCGGATTAACCTGCCCCGGCTGGTAGTTGCTGATGCCTGCAGCGGTGCTTTGCGCCGCCGCAAAAGCCGGGTTGGTCGAACCAATGTTGTTTTGGGCAAGAGCAATGTCAGCAAGCGCCCCGTTGGTCATTCCAGCAACACGCGGGCCTGTGTATGGCCCAAGCATGTTCTGGGAAACGTCGTAGGCCGCATTCAGGTTGTTCTGCGCGGCGGTGTTGACCCACTCCGGCAGTTCTGTTTTGTTGATGACTGTCTGCGTGCCGCCACCGCCGCCTTTACTCATGGTTTAATCCCTGTAAGTCGCGGACAAAGACAACATGGGTCTTTTTCCAGCCGTATTTTGGAAGAACTTTTTGCCAGCCCATTCTAGCAGAAGTCGTCATATATTTACACCCCATGGTAATCGCATGGTTTTCAACTTGTTCATGCAGGTCCATGACACCCGGCAGTTCACCCGCCACCACAAAGCAATGCAGGTATCGGACCTGTGGGGAATCGCAAATCTCGGTAATGCACGCTCCGTGCTGGTTCCAGAAGATTTGATATTTTCCCAAAATAAGCCCGTTTTTAATGTCGTCCCAGTTATGGGTTCCGCCGCCAAAAACAAGCGCCTTTTCAATCCTTCGGACTATCTCATCCGAAGGCAATCCCTCAGATACGGGTTTTACCATCATTCACCGCCGTTTGCAGCGTTCCTGTGTCAGACACCGTGACTTCATAAACTGTGCCGTTGGGGGAGCGTAACAGGATGCGATACGCAGCTTCGTTTTGTGAAACTACACCAACAAACGATCTACGAATAGTATCCAAAATCAGCGCCCATGATTGCTGCACATAACCAAACGGGGCCGGGGGTATGTTGACCTGCATTATCGTTTTCCACTTGATGTTACGTCCAGCCTGACCTTACCAAATCCCCAGTCACCGTCTTGCGTAGCTTGGAACCTGATCCGAGCTTCGCGAGCGGTAACGCGGGTGTCCGTGTAGCCATCGGACCTGATCGAATATGGCCCAAATGTGCGTTCGGAACCTTCCGGCGCTGCGCGGCCATAGAACGTGGCAGACAATTTGTTGTATCCGTTTCCTGTGGCAATTAGCCCCTGTGTGACTTCAACAAATTGGTCCCCATTTCCTATACCAATTGCACCCGTTTCCGCAAAGATTTGCGAATACCTTGGATTCCCCGCGTCAGTCCAACCGTCTTCATGTTGGTAGATGTTACCGGCAGGCGAACCCATGTACGGAAGTCGGAACACTTCCGCAGGGAACATGGCCGACCGGCTGAGATAACCCCACCCCCACCAGTTTTCGGCATAATTCCAAATAATGTACCTGTTGGCTTCGCTGTTGCCTGTTGTCGGGTAAAACCACCAAATTTCTGGGTACAGCCCATGATGCGAAGAATGGATGCGAGTTGGACCTGCGTATGGGTCCATTTCGTCGAAAATGTCGTTGAGGATTGGGCAGGGGAGCGGTTGCACAAATCCGCCGCTATACAACTGAAATCCAGACCGCGACAACCAAACAGCTTTTCCGTTGAAAGTTGCAATGTTGTCGGGGTGCATCATTTCCGTGTCAGAAATGCGCTGAAACCCATAGATAAAGGGTTGCCCAACATACTGCGCAAGGAAAACATCCGAATAACCAAAAACCAACACGCCTTCTTTGACTTTGACGCCTTTGAGCAGGGCGCTACGCGCCGTGAGTGCCTGATACCCTGCGGTGTTGGTGGTGCTGGAAAAGTTCCAGTCGGTGTAATCTTCCCTTGAAGACCACGCAACAGTTCTTGAATTGTCGCTACCGCCAGTTCCATACCCGAACACCATTGCGTGCCGTTCGTCCGTGACCAACACGGAATGGCAACCCGTTGGCGCAGTGGTAATCACTGCCGGTGCAGTCGAAGGAGACGACACGGAATAATAGAATAAACGGCCATCAGTGTTGGCAGTCAAAATTATGTCCTGACCCCAATTCGCAAAAGTCCAGTATGTCGGAACAGAAAAATCAAGCGATGGAGTTGGCCGCGCAGTGCCGTATGTGGATAAGCTGTAGGTGGATGTGCCAAATCCGCCGCCTGTTCCAGTACTTGTCAAAGGTACAAACGATGCGGGGGTAATGTTTGAATAAGACCCGCCAGCTTCGTAATAGAGCCTTGCATCGGTCCCAACAAGAGCGTGCTTTACTTCGGAATTGTCGCGCCACAAATGAAATTTGCGCACGGCGCTATCAAGAGGCGATGAAGTTGTGCGGGTCCAGCCACCAACCGGCTTGATCGAGCCGGATTGCCAGCGCACAAGGTTCATGTCCCACCACTGCCCCGTTGTGTCGTAGGGTGTGTTGTTGCGTTCAATTCCGGGGGGCAGTTGAAGCGAGACATAAGCCATATTTAGACCACCAAGGATTCAGCCTGCGTGCGAACTTCATTCACACGGCGAAGCCACCCCCGACCGAATTGGCTGAAAGTGGACAAAGATTGCAGAAATTCTTGCCGTGCATCACAGACCGCAGCGATCAATTCTCTTGAGTTGCGGGCCTTGGCAGCATCAAGTGTCAATTGTCCGATGTATCCATCTTGATTCACGCCAAGGATGCGCTGCAAGTATTTCGCACTGCGTAAAATACCAGAATTTACGCCAAAATCAAAAACCGCCCACTCTACCCCACTGGGCAGAGCGTCGCAAGACAAAGCGTTCCAGTATTTGACTCGGTAGAAAGGTCGCACGTCGTCTGGCGTGAGATTACGCATTGTAGTTTCTGAAGCGATGGAGTGCGTCCAGTTCTGCCAATTGCTTGCAGTCACGCCGAGGTTAGTCATACCGCCGGGATCACGCGGGTTATTGACGTAACCGCCTTCGTGTGCAAGCAACCATTCAAAGCACTGGTCGAAATTGTTTTGCAAATTACGTTCCTTGCGTCGTGTCGGGCATATACACATCGCCCATCTTTTTTTGAATGTTTACGATCCTTGTATTGTCTTCAAGAGCCATAATTTCATGCGGTTCTTCTGGCCGAAAATTGAATATTTGCCCAGCAGTGCCTTCTTGTTCCCAATCGTGGCTATAGGCTTTGACGCGACCGCGAGCCACAATTGTAATGTGAATGTTGTCTTCTGTATGAGAGTGTTTTGGCAATATGTCTCCGGCTTTTTCGAAGTCATAAATGCTCCCGCGAAGATCGCCAACATTCTCTAAACGATTAGCCAATAACATCTGGAGCCGATCCTGATTTGTTTATGTCTGGGCTAGGCTTGTGAAGTGACTTCATATATTCCTCAAGAGCTTTTTTCGCATCAAGCTCTTCTTGGGTATACGGTCTTACTAACCAAGTCTGTGTCCAAATTCCATTTTGAATTGTAGGCTGAACTTCTACAGCGGTTTCTGCCAACATATTAAAGTCTGGCCGCTGCGTTTCTTGAACTTCTGCGTATGTGTTTGGGCAAATAAAAATCGGTCCTATATCAGGATGCTCAAGGCGAATATCACCTTGATACCTTGGATATTCTAATGTGGACAATTTAATATAAGACGACATTTTACTTTTCCTAAAGTGATATTGATACCGCAGAAGCTCCAGATGCAGTTGAGGTGTTGGTCGGACCGCTCGTAAAGGTTGCGTTTGTTATACCTTGAGTTGGAGGAGTTTGAGTGGTGTATGTTGGTGAAGAACTTGTCCCAGTATTTACGTCATAAACAAAAGTATATCCACCAATTGTGTATGTGCCTGTTTTTGATCCGTTATTCGGAACTTTCATAAAAAATGCGTCTACTTGCCCAGATGGCAAAGATAAAACGCCGCTAACCCACAAAGCTCCTTGTGAGTCTAACCCAATACCAGATAAATCAAATGTTCTAGTCGTGCCGCCGCCCGCGCTCCAATATATTTTTCTTTGCCACTGTAAATTTCCATTTGAATCATATTTTGCTATTGAGTTTTGTTTGTAGCCAAGATTTCTACCGCACACATATATGTTGTCGCTGCTATCTAATGTAACAGCGGTCCAGTAATTAAAATATTGATTCGCGCTTCCGTCTCCTGATAAAAATTTTTGCCAAACATTACCAGTTGACCAATTATATTTTAATATAAATCCGACTGGCGTACCGGCGCTGGAGGCCATTCCAACAACGATAAGATTTCCAGCAGAATCAACTTTCATATCACAAATAGCGGAATAACCGTCAGAATAATTATTAAATGTAAATGAGCTTTTAGCTATTTCAGCGCCAGTCGTTGCATTTAATTTTGTAATAACAAATTTTGTGTATGGGACAACGTATCCGATATATACGTTTCCTGAATTATCTACGGCTGTCGCCGCAAAATTTCCCACGCCAACGTAAGGGTCAACAGAAGACATATAGTTCCAATAAGTATTAACACCTGACGAATTAAATTTTGCAAAAGTTATGCGGCTATAGGAGCTACAGCAGCATGAAAAAGTTTGGCAGGCAACTGTATATATATTATCTGACGTATCTACAGCTACCCCATTCCATTCGTTTCTATCGTTATGATTTGGAATAGATTGGTTATATGTATTATTATAAACATCAGTTAAAGAACTAGTTTGCGCTTGCAACCTTGGATAATTATATGCAGATGAACCTGCCACAATAACAACATTTCCGTTTGATAAATTTTTTATTGTGTTTGTAAAACCCCCTGAAGTTATTAAGGAAGTGTAATTTTTATTCAAAAGAACAGCATCTTTTGAAAATTTAAGCGCACCAACTCCGTAATACCCAGAACCAGAAAAACTTGCGCCAATATATACGTTATCTCCGCTTCCTATTGATAAGCCGTTTGTTGGAGAAATTGCTGTACTACTTCCTGTAGTGGCGTATCCCATATAATAGTTAATACCCCCTAAAGCTCCAAGCCCAAAAGAATATGCGTAAGCTGACGCAGCGCCGCGAGTTGAAAGGACAGGCATTGGTTATCCTCTTAGGCGAACTTGGTTTGTGACGCCAGAACCGTGAATGTCGCGCTGGCTGTTTTGATAACGACAAAAGTGTAAACGTCGGTCGCGCTTGCGTTACCCGAAGTCGGCGCAGTACCGCCCTGCCATTTCGGTGTGACGGTTGAACCATCAACTTGAATGGTATTTGGGTAATAAGCTGTCGACCCGTTTGTTACGGCAAGCGCGATTGTGCAACTTTGCCCGACGCCTAAAATACTATTCAAGGAAGTGGACGAATCGCCGCGTACATTGAATGTGAAATTCGCGGTGCTGTTTGAAGTGTAATATTGAACAGCTTGCGTTTTAACGTCAAAATTTGTTGTTGCTGAAGGAGCAGCAGCAGTAATTGTTGCAGTTTCGAAGAGTGCCTTAATTTGGCCGTAGGCCGACAAAATTAAGTTCGTAAAATTACCCGCAGCCGGAGTTGTGCCGCCGATTACTGTGCTGTCAATCGCCTGCCCAACTAAATAAAACGTGCCGCTCACGTTTGGAAACGTAAAAGTACGGGTTGTTGCTGTTGCAATTGTAGATGCGTCAAACTTTGCAATTTTTGTCGCGTCGGTTGCGTCCTTGAACGAAATGTTGCCCGCAGTACCAGCAAAAGATTTGCCGGTGGTGTTCAAACCGACCGCCGTACCCGTTCCGTCTGACTTGAAAATGCCGTCAAGCGTATCAAGGTCCGTGTTGAGTTTAGTACCCCATGTGTCGGTGGATGCACCGACTTCAGGTTTGGTCATGTTTAGATTGGTGGTAAATGTATCAGCCATTTAAGC